CATTTTTCAAAGCTGGAGGTGGACGAGGTGGAGACACGCAGAACTACGCTGCGTTGTCCGGCCGATGTCACCCATTTCTTAAATCAGAGGTACGAAGGATATGTGATGTGCACTTCTGCAGAAAAGAAATCGGTATCTCAAGAGATGGTTAGTGGGGCTGCCACAATCAATCCAGTATCCAAACCACTCGGTGGAAAGGTTTTGACCTTTACACAATCTGATAAGGAAGCATTGTTATCAAGAGGCTATTCGGACGTCCATACTGTGCATGAAGTTCAAGGTGAGACATATGCGGATGTGTCGTTAGTCAGACTGACTCCGACACCCGTATCCATCATTGCAAAGGACAGTCCCCATGTGCTTGTCGCATTGTCGCGGCACACAAAATCGTTCAAGTACTACACCGTTGTCATGGATCCATTGGTTAGTATAATTAGAGAATTAGAACAGGTTAGTAGTTATCTCCTAGATATGTACAAGGTCGAGGCAAGTACTCAATAGCAATTACAGGTAGACTCAGTGTTTAAAGGTTCTAACCTTTTTGTTGCGGCACCAAAGACTGGTGACATCTCTGATATGCAATTTTACTATGATAAGTGTCTTCCTGGGAACAGTACGATGTTGAATAACTTCGATGCAGTTACCATGAAGTTGACTGACATTTCCCTTAATGTCAAAGATTGCATATTGGACATGTCTAAGTCTGTCGCAGCACCGAAGGATGAGAAAGTGACTTTGATACCAATGGTACGAACGGCTGCAGAAATGCCACGCCAGACTGGACTATTGGAAAACTTAGTTGCTATGATCAAAAGGAACTTTAATTCACCTGAGTTGTCCGGAGTAGTTGATATTGAGAACACAGCCTCTATTAGTAGATAAATTTTTTGATAGTTATTTGCTTAAAGAAAAAAGAAAACCAAACAAAAATTTTTCTTTGTTTAGTAGGGAGTCTCTCAATAGGTGGTTAGCCAAACAAGAACAAGTCACTATTGGGCAATTGTCTGATTTTGACTTTGTGGATCTGCCTGCAGTTGATCAGTATAGACATATGATTAAAGCACAGCCGAAACAGAAGTTGGATACTTCCATTCAAACGGAATATCCGGCTCTACAGACGATTGTGTATCATTCTAAGAAGATCAATGCAATTTTTGGACCGCTCTTCAGCGAACTGACAAGGCAACTACTGGACAGTGTTGACTCAAGCAGATTTTTGTTCTTCACGAGAAAGACACCAGCTCAAATCGAAGATTTCTTCGGAGATCTAGATAGTCATGTCCCTATGGATGTGTTGGAGTTGGATATTTCCAAATACGACAAATCTCAGAATGAGTTTCACTGCGCAGTAGAGTATGAAATCTGGAGAAGACTGGGTCTAGAAGATTTTCTGGCAGAAGTGTGGAAACAAGGGCACAGAAAAACCACTCTTAAAGATTACACAGCTGGTATAAAAACATGTTTATGGTACCAGAGAAAGAGTGGTGATGTTACAACTTTCATAGGAAATACTGTTATTATAGCCGCGTGCCTAGCCTCGATGTTACCGATGGAAAAACTGATTAAAGGGGCGTTTTGTGGTGATGACAGTCTGCTGTACTTCCCAAAGGGCTGTGAGTTCCCTGATATACAACAGGCTGCAAACTTAATGTGGAACTTTGAAGCTAAGTTGTACAAGAAAAAGTACGGGTACTTCTGTGGAAGGTACGT